GTGAATGATGATGGCGTCGAAAGACGTCGTTGCGACTAATGTTGCAAGCAACAACAATGCTAACAACACTAGTGCTACATCTCGATTTTTATCGAGATTTAGGGGTTTGGGTGGTGGCGCGAGCCCCCCCAACCCCATAAAGATCAAAAGCACAGAAATGGCCTTGGGTTTAATTGGCAAGACAACCCAAGAGGTGGCAGGGACCAGTGACCTACCACCCAAACAGCAGAGAGACCGTCCCCCCAGGACCCAGGAGGAAGTTCAGTATGGTTTGGGGTGGACTGAAAGGCCCATGGACCAAAATGTCAAGTCATGGGAGGAGCTTGACACCACAACCAAGGAAGAGATCTTGGACAGTCATAAAGAGTGGTTTGATGCCGGCGGCTTAGGCCCATGCACAATGCCCTCAACTTGTGAACAAGCCAAAGATGACAGCCCACCTGGTGAACAGGTCAAATGGTCAGTGCGTGATGGAGTTAATCTTGGGGTGAATCGCCTCACAACGGTGAGTGGTCCTGAATGGAACCTCTGTCCGCTACCCCCCATTGACCTAAGGAATATGGAGCCAGCTAGTGAACCCACCATTGGAGACATGATAGAGTTTTATGAAGGCCATATCTATCACTACTCCATATACATTGGGCAGGGTAAGACAGTTGGTGTGCATTCCCCACAGGCGGCATTCTCAGTGGCTAGAGTGACTATCCAACCTATAGCCGCTTGGTGGAGGGTTTGTTATATACCCCAACCTAAACATAGGTTGAGTTATGATCAACTCAAAGAATTGGAAAATGAACCTTGGCCATATGCAGCTATCACCAACAATTGCTTTGACTTTTGCTGCCAAATTATGAATCTTGAGGACACATGGTTACAAAGGCGGCTAATCACATCGGGCAGATTTCATCACCCATCCCAGTCTTGGTCACAGCAAACCCCTGAATTTCAGCAGGATAGCAAGCTGGAACTAGTTAGGGATGCTATATTGGCCGCAGTGAATGGCCTAGTTTCACAACCCTTCAAGAATTTCCTAGGTAAGCTCAAGCCCCTTAATGTATTAAACATCCTATCTAACTGTGACTGGACTTTTATGGGGGTGGTAGAGATGGTTATACTGCTCCTTGAGCTCTTTGGCGTGTTCTGGAACCCGCCCGATGTATCCAATTTTATAGCGTCCCTTCTTCCTGATTTCCACCTCCAGGGGCCCGAAGATCTGGCCCGGGATCTGGTTCCAGTTATTCTTGGTGGTATAGGGCTAGCCATTGGGTTCACCAGAGACAAGGTCACTAAGGTCATGAAGAGTGCCGTAGATGGCCTCCGGGCCGCTACGCAGTTGGGACAGTATGGGTTAGAAATATTCTCACTCCTTAAGAAGTATTTCTTTGGTGGAGACCAGACTGAACGGACCCTCAAAGGCATTGAAGCAGCAGTAATAGACATGGAGGTGTTGTCCTCCACATCAGTGACACAGCTGGTGAGAGACAAGCAGGCAGCCAAGGCTTACATGAACATTCTGGATAATGAAGAGGAAAAAGCAAGAAAGCTCTCTGCCAAGAATGCTGACCCTCATGTAATATCCTCAACAAACGCCCTAATATCGCGTATAGCTATGGCGCGGTCCGCATTGGCCAAGGCTCAAGCTGAAATGACCAGTCGAATGAGGCCAGTCGTCATTATGATGTGTGGCCCCCCTGGGATTGGGAAGACTAAAGCTGCGGAACACCTGGCAAAACGACTGGCCAATGAGATCAGACCTGGTGGCAAAGTGGGGCTGGTGCCACGTGAGGCTGTTGACCACTGGGATGGCTATCATGGTGAGGAAGTGATGCTATGGGATGATTATGGTATGACAAAAATACAAGATGACTGCAATAAGCTCCAGGCTATTGCTGATTCTGCCCCACTCACTCTGAATTGTGATAGGATAGAAAATAAAGGGATGCAATTTGTGTCAGATGCAATAGTCATCACTACCAATGCCCCAGGGCCCGCCCCTGTGGACTTCATCAATCTTGGCCCCGTGTGCAGACGGGTTGATTTCCTGGTTTACTGCTCCGCCCCAGAGGTAGAACAGATAAGGAAAGTCAGCCCTGGTGACACATCAGCATTAAAGGATTGCTTCAAGCCAGACTTCTCCCATCTGAAGATGGATTTGGCCCCACAAGGAGGGTTTGACAACCAGGGAAACACACCATTTGGCAAGGGCGTTATGAAGCCAACAACCATCAATAGGCTACTCATACAAGCTGTGGCTCTCACCATGGAGAGGCAGGATGAGTTCCGGCTCCAGGGGAAGATGTATGACTTCGACGATGATCGAGTGTCAGCATTCACCACCATGGCACGCGACAACGGGTTGGGCATCTTGAGCATGGCGGGCTTAGGCAAGAAGCTGCGCGGCGTCACATCGATGGAAGGTCTGAAGAACGCCTTGAAGGGGCACAAAATTGGCATGTGCACAATTAAGTGGCAGGCCAAGGTGTATTCACTAGAATCAGATGGTAACAATGTTAACATCAGAGAGGAGAAAAACGTTCTAACCCAACAACAACAGTCAGTGTGCGCTGCTTCCATCGCACTCACCCGCCTGCGGGCTGCGCGTGCGGTGGCGTACGCATCATGCATCCAGTCAGCAATAACCTCCATACTACAAATTGCTGCCTCGGCTCTTGTGGTCAACAGGGCTGTGAAAAGAATGTTTGGCACACGCACTGCTGCTCTGTCCTTAGAGGGCCCCCCCAAGGAACACAAGTGCAGAGTCCACCAGGCTAAAGCCGCAGGGAAAGGGCCCATTGGCCATGATGATATGGTTGAAAAGTATGGACTGTGTGAGACTGAGGAGGACGAAGAAGTGGTCCACACTGAGATGCCATCTGCCACCATAGAAGGCAAGAACAAAGGAAAGAACAAGAAGGGGCGTGGCCGGAAGAACAACTACAATGCCTTTTCCCGTAGAGGACTCAATGATGAAGAGTACGAAGAGTACAAGAAAATACGGGAAGAGAAGGGTGGCAACTACAGCATCCAGGAGTACCTAGAGGATAGGCAAAGGTACGAAGAGGAGCTTGCAGAGGTCCAGGCAGGTGGAGACGGAGGAATCGGTGAAACCGAAATGGAAATCCGACATAGAGTATTCTACAAGTCTAAGAGCAAGAAACACCACCAGGAAGAGCGGCGCCAACTGGGGTTAGTCACAGGTTCCGACATTCGAAAAAGGAAACCAATCGATTGGACCCCCCCTAAGTCAGCATGGGCAGATGATGATCGTGAAGTGGACTACAATGAGAGGATCAACTTTGAAGCGCCCCCCACCTTGTGGAGCCGGGTCACAAAGTTTGGATCTGGATGGGGCTTCTGGGTTAGCCCCACAGTCTTCATAACCACAACACATGTTATACCAACCAGTGCAAAGGAATTCTTTGGCGAGCCCCTTGCCAGTATAGCCATCCACAGGGCCGGAGAATTCACCCTCTTCAGGTTTTCTAAGAAGATCAGGCCCGATCTCACGGGCATGATCCTTGAGGAAGGTTGTCCAGAAGGCACGGTGTGCTCAGTGCTAATAAAGAGGGATTCCGGCGAGCTACTACCACTAGCTGTAAGGATGGGCGCCATAGCATCAATGCGCATACAGGGTCGCCTTGTCCATGGGCAGTCTGGTATGTTGCTCACTGGGGCTAATGCTAAGGGCATGGACCTTGGGACCATCCCAGGGGATTGTGGAGCTCCTTATGTCTACAAGAGAGCAAATGACTGGGTGGTCTGTGGTGTACACGCTGCCGCTACTAAATCAGGCAACACAGTAGTGTGCGCCGTCCAAGCCAGTGAGGGGGAAACCACGCTTGAAGGAGGTGACAAAGGCCACTATGCCGGACATGAGATAGTCAAACATGGATGTGGACCAGCCCTATCAACCAAAACAAAATTCTGGAAATCATCTCCTGAACCACTGCCCCCTGGGGTCTACGAGCCCGCATACCTTGGTGGCCGGGATCCAAGGGTGAGTGGTGGTCCTTCGCTCCAACAGGTGTTACGGGATCAGTTGAAGCCATTTGCTGAGCCACGGGGGCGTATGCCAGAACCAGGTCTCTTGGAGGCCGCAGTTGAGACTGTGACCTCATCACTAGAGCAGGTTATGGACACCCCAGTGCCGTGGAGTTACAGCGATGCGTGCCAATCCCTCGATAAAACCACCAGTTCTGGTTTCCCCCACCATAAGAGGAAGAATGATGACTGGAATGGCACCGCCTTCATTAGGGAACTAGGAGAACAAGCAGCGCACGCTAACAACATGTATGAACAAGCCAAAAGCATGAAGCCTATGTACACGGCAGCGCTTAAGGATGAATTAGTGAAGCCAGAAAAAGTGTACCAAAAAGTGAAAAAGCGCTTGCTCTGGGGGGCGGACCTAGGAACAGTGATCCGGGCTGCACGAGCTTTTGGCCCATTTTGTGATGCCATAAAGTCTCACACAATCAAACTACCTATCAAAGTTGGGATGAATTCAATTGAGGACGGGCCACTAATCTATGCAGAACATTCAAAGTATAAGTACCACTTTGATGCAGATTATACAGCTTGGGATTCGACACAAAACAGGCAAATTATGACAGAGTCATTCTCCATCATGTGCCGTTTGACTGCTTCTCCAGAATTGGCCTCAGTGGTAGCGCAAGACCTGCTTGCACCCTCAGAAATGGACGTTGGTGACTACGTCATTAGGGTGAAGGAAGGCCTTCCATCTGGTTTTCCATGTACATCACAGGTCAATAGCATAAATCACTGGTTAATAACCTTATGTGCCCTCTCTGAAGTGACTGGTCTATCACCAGATGTTATTCAGTCCATGTCATACTTTTCTTTCTATGGTGATGATGAAATAGTTTCCACTGACATAGAGTTTGACCCAGCAAAGTTGACACAAGTCCTCAAAGAATACGGCCTCAAACCTACCCGACCTGATAAGAGCGAAGGTCCAATAATTGTAAGAAAGAATGTGGATGGCCTAGTCTTTTTACGCCGTACCATTTCCCGTGATGCCGCGGGGTTCCAGGGGCGACTAGACCGGGCATCCATTGAAAGGCAGATCTATTGGACCAGAGGGCCCAACCACTCAGACCCTTTTGAAACCTTAGTGCCCCACCAGCAAAGAAAAGTCCAATTGATATCACTGCTGGGTGAGGCCTCATTGCATGGTGAAAAGTTCTACAGAAAAATTTCTAGCAAAGTCATCCAAGAGATCAAGACAGGGGGCCTTGAAATGTACGTACCAGGGTGGCAAGCCATGTTCCGCTGGATGCGGTTCCATGATCTTGGTCTGTGGACAGGAGATCGCAATCTCCTACCCGAATTTGTAAATGATGATGGCGTCTAAGGACGCCCCAACATCCCCTGATGGCGCCAGTGGCGCTGGCCAGCTGGTACCGGAGGCTAATACAGCTGAGCAAATTTCAATGGACCCTGTTGCGGGTGCTTCAACAGCAGTCGCAACAGCTGGGCAAGTTAATATGATTGACCCATGGATTTTCAATAACTTCGTCCAGGCACCCCAAGGAGAATTTACTATTTCCCCTAATAATACCCCCGGTGACATTTTGTTTGATTTACAATTAGGACCCCACCTTAATCCATTTCTAGCCCACCTCTCACAAATGTATAATGGTTGGGTCGGCAATATGCGTGTACGTATATTGTTGGCAGGGAATGCTTTTACAGCTGGTAAGATAATCATTTGCTGTGTCCCCCCTGGCTTTGATGCTAGAATACTTACAATAGCCCAAGCAACTCTCTTTCCACACTTGATTGCTGATGTTAGGACTCTTGAGCCTGTGGAGCTCCCTCTGGAGGACGTGCGCAACGTTCTCTATCACAACAGCAGCCAGCCGCAGCCAACAATGCGGTTGGTAGCTATGTTGTACACTCCCCTCCGCACTGGTGGTGGCTCCGGAGGTACTGATGCCTTTGTGGTTGCGGGCAGGGTGCTCACGTGCCCCGCCCCTGATTTCAGCTTTCTGTTTCTCGTCCCCCCCTCCGTTGAGCAGAAGACTAGGGTTTTTAGTGTCCCCAACATACCCCTGAAAGACCTTTCAAATTCTCGTGTCCCTGTGCCTATACAGGGCATGTTCATGTCCCCAGATGTCAATCAGTCAGTCCAGTTCCAGAACGGGCGCTGCCAGATCGATGGTCAACTCCAGGGCACTACCCCTGTCTCGCTCAGTCAACTTTGCAAGATTAGGGGTAAGACTTCAAGCAATGCCAGGGTACTCAACTTAAGTGAGGTGGATGGCACACCCTTTATCCCTCTTGAGTCTCCAGCACCAGTTGGTTTTCCCGACTTAGGAGGTTGTGACTGGCATGTAAACTTCACTTTCCAGGCTCAGAATCAGGACCCATCTCAAAGTGTGACCTTTGCAACTAATGATGCTAGCTTTGTTCCCTACTTAGGCAGCATTTCTCCTCACAATGGGGGGGATTTTCATGCAGGTGACATCATAGGCAGCCTTGGCTGGATTTCAGCCCCGTCTGACAATACACAACTTAATGTCTGGACAATACCAAAGTATGGGTCTAGTCTCCCAGATGTCACTCACCTTGCACCTGCTGTGTTCCCCCCAGGCTTTGGGGAGGTGATTCTGTACTTCTACTCTACATTCCCAGGTTCTGGACAACCTAGTCAGCTTCAAGTGCCATGCCTGTTGCCTCAGGAGTTCATCACCCACTTCTGCAATGAACAGGCTCCCATCGCTGGGGAAGCTGCTCTCCTCCATTACGTGGACCCTGACACGGGACGGAACCTGGGGGAATTCAAACTCTATCCTGATGGGTTCATGACCTGTGTCCCCAATAGTGTTAGTAGTGGCCCTCAAACCCTTCCTATCAATGGAGTCTTTGTCTTTGTTTCATGGGTATCCAGATTTTATCAACTCAAGCCTGTGGGAACGGCCTCAGCGGCTAGAAGGCTTGGACTGCGGCGCATATAATGGCCCAAGCTGTCATCGGTGCCATAGCCGCATCTGCCGCTGGTAGTATACTGGGGGCAGGCATACAGGCTGGTGCTGAGGCTGGTCTCCAGGCTCAACGGTACCAGCAAGACTTGCAATTGCAGCAAAACTCTTTCAAGCATGATAGGGAAATGTTAGGTTATCAGGTTCAGGCTAGTAATGCTCTTTTAGCTAAGAATCTTAACACTAGATATGCTCTTCTGCAGGCAGGGGGTCTGTCTAGTGCTGATGCTGCTCGGGCAGTGGCTGGTGCTCCTGTCACCCGTATAGTGGACTGGAATGGCACGCGGATTGCAGCGCCAACCTCGAGCACCACTACACTTAGATCTGGTGGTTTTATGGCTGTCCCTATACCATTGTCTTCAAAGACCAAGCAACCAGTGATGTCTGGGCAGGATAATCCAAATTATGCTGCTTCTTCTATCTCTAGAACTGCTTCATGGGTACAATCTCAAAATTCTATGAGATCTGTTTCTCCTTTTCACAGTGATGCTCTGAGAACCGTGTGGGTCACACCACCAGGTTCGTCATCAACTTCATCTGTGCAATCTAGTTTTTATGGTGTTTTTAATACAGATAGGTTGCCTCTGTTCGCAAACAGAAGGTGATATTTTTGTAATAGGATGCCGGTGGGCACCATATTCAGATTTAATTTTAATTGGATATTTTAATTACAATTTGGCTTAATTGGTGTT